ATTTTCTGTCTGTTTCATAACATAGATTTGCTGTCAAGAAAACAATTATAAAAAGATTACTTGATATATTTTGTACACATGTTTAAATTAGATCTCACCCAAAAATTTAAATCACAGGAGATATTATGGAAAATCAAGAAGTATTGAAGGCTATAGCTACCCTTGCTGATAAGGTGAGCAGATACCACGAACGTTTATTAGCAGTTGAAAGAGAAAATGAAAGATTAAAGAAAGAATTATCAGAACACAAAAAAGGTCCTCATATACATACAATTCAAGGTAAGCCACATAACTCCGATGCAACAGTTATGGTAACAGGTTTAGATTCTGATTTGGAATGTGAAGCTTGTAGTGCTTAATTACTCAGGTGTTTCACCTAACATGTCTGCTAAAGAAGGAGCAAATACTTTTACATCTCTTCTAATTTTCTCAGCTGTTGTGGATGTCCCTGGATTATCAACATCAGCTTGAGCCGCAGCTTCTGATTCATACTCTGCACCCGTATCAACGTGTGTAATAGTAGTTTCTGTTTTTACTTTATAATGTGGAATTCTTCTTCCGTCTTCGGTCGTAATGTGACCTAATAATTCAGCAGGTTCAACTATTGGCATCGTCTTTTCTCCAATTTATATTAAAACTAATAATAACCCTGTCTTCATCAGAATTATTTGTTTGTACTTCATGTTGTAACCATGATGGGAAAAAAATCAAGGAATTTTCAACAGGCTCCCATTGTACGCTATGAGCTAGGTGTATAGAGGCTTTATCTGTTTTTGGGGGTGATAGTACCTCTGACTGTGGTTTAGGCTCTAGAAACACAATATTTCCACACTTTTTAGGAGCTTTTAAATAAAATACTCCTGATAGATAATTATATGGGTGTGTATGTACGTTGTTTCGTGATCCTGGTGGATTTATCATACCCCACATACCAGTTATTTCAGGATTATAATTATCTTTAACATCCATGTGATTAAAACAATCTTTTGCATATTTAAGAATATCGTCAACTAAAGGTTTAAACTTTTTAATATTATGTATTTCATCATCACTATGCCAGCCACCAATATTAGAACGAGGCATTCCTTTTTTATCGTTTTGTCTTATTTGATAAATACCCTCAGTTAAATGATCGTGGCCCGTTAACTGTAAAGAAAAAACAGGGGTTATAAATAAAGAATGAAGATTAATCAGAGTTGTCCTTTTGTGATCTCCATAAAACTAGCTATTATATGCACTTGATTGGCAGCGTTAGCTTGAACTTTCATAACATCACTTTCTTGTAAAACTAATGGTTGTTCTAATAATTCTGTTGTTGTGTTTGTAGCAATACTCTTAGCTTTAAATACTTCAAACGTAGCTGAAGATCTAAGAACTTCTACGTCCAATAACGTTGTGCTACCTGAGTCATTACAAACTAAAATAGATTTTATCACTGCTGTTGTAGGAGAAACAGGTGGTGCTGCACCAGGATTTGCTGTTGGCACAGTAATTAAAGTTGTTAGATCTGTCGTAGTGACATCTAACATTGCGCTTTTAAATGTATTAGCCAAAGAAAAAAGCCTCCTGCTCTGATTCTTCTTTTAATTCGTTTTGATAGTTTGTATTTAATAAAAGAATAATTTGATCTAATAAACTTATCATTTGATCAAATTGAGTTGCACTATATTCTGGCGTTGCGTTTGGTAATCTTGTTATTGTTATTTTAGCCATACTATCTTTTAGAATAAATTAGGCTTAAAGTCATTCTAAATTTAGGTCCTTTTATGGATTGTGGTCTAATTGTGTGTGGAATAGAGCCATCAAACAGTAATATTCTACCTGGTATAAAAGATGAAGCAAAATCAATTTTTTGTAAATTTAAGGGGTCATAAAATAATGTTTCACCATACCATCCATCTTTCCAATCCAAGTTCACATAATATAATGCTATCTGTTTATCCCAATGTGCGTGAATATAATGCACGTCCTCAGACTTTACTAAGTTAATTATAATATTCTCAAGATGTTTATTTTGAAACCAAAGTGTTTCTTCTATACAATCTTCAATACACGGAAGTATATTTTCCTTTGATAAATCTTCTATAGACCATTGTGAAAATAAATTAGGTTCGCTTTCTTTCTGAACTGCATCTTCCCATCCTAATTTGTAAAAAGAATTGTGCGCTGAGTTATATATTTCTTGTCTTGTTTTAAAAGATACTTTGTTATCAAATATTTTTATTTTTCTATCTTCTTCCATCAGGTCTGAGTTGAAGCTTAGTAGAACCAAGTCTCCAAGGTGTATCATTCACTGTATTTGTTTCGTACTTAATTTTTACTGCTCTTCCTCTGCCTCTTACATCAATTTTCTCTGTAGTGCTAGAAATAGTTCCTGAAGTTGTTGTAGTGTCAGCTGATTGTGGATATTGTTCTAAAGTTAAAGTGGCAGTCATATTATTAGTTAAATTATCAAAATCAGGAACTAACTTACTTACAGACATAAGCTCATCACCATCACCAATTTCTACAGATCCTGATGTTAAAAAAGCAGAAACAGCTGTGCCGTCTGCTTGATTATTGCCTGATTCATGTTCATAAATATAAGAAGCGCCCGCTGTTACTCCTAAAATTGTAGTAGCATTAGCTGTTAAACTTGCACCATATTCTGTAGCTATTGGCTTTTCATAAACATAAGCACCAAGCCAGGTTGTTCTGCTAAGACTAATAGTGTACCAAGTATTTTCTAGATAATTATAAGCAACACCTCTATCTATTTGTGTGGCATTTTCAGAAGGATAGTACCAAATAATCTCATTAAAGGCTGTGTTTAATCCAACAGCAATATCATTTTTATTTGTATAGCTTAAACTATCAAATACAAAATCTTGCACAGAACAAGGCATTTTTTTAACAACACCGTCATACAAATAAAAAGCATCATCTGACATCCAATATGCCCTACCGTTTACCTCTATTGCTGCGTGTTGTGCTATCAATCCACAGTTAGCACCAAGTTGTCTCATACCAAAAGTAAAAGGTGTTCCAATAAATTGAATACCATGAAGTGATGTATCGGTCCAAACAAGTATTTGACCTGAAGATTTTACAGCTCCCATAATTCTTGAACCATCAGATATACGCAATGAACCAGCTTCATTAGTAGCCGTCGGTGTATAATCTGTGGCATCTTCTCTATCAGAAAATCTAAAAAATAAATCGTCTTGTGTTGCAGTGTCACCAACGGTTGTCTCTGTACCAAAAATCATTACGTGTCTAGTATCCGTAGAGACTAAACTAAATCTAGATGCTGTTGGTGCGTTCGATAAAGCAGTTGCTCTGTTGCCTGTTCCAGATGAGGTATCCCAAATAAAAGTACCACCATTTAAAACTGTTGCAATTAAATCTTCACCAAAGGTATCTAAAGACCATTGACGGGCTGATACAACAACACTTGAAGAAGATCTAGCAGTACCCCATGTGCTTGTGCTCCATGTGCCCGTTCCCCATCCATATCCATATGTAGATGTAGCAGGGCCTGTTGTTATTTGATATTTAGCATTTCCTGATCCCCCACCTCCTGATGTAGATCCAGAGGCAGTGCTTGTATGTGTAATAGTGTAAGTATTTGCAGTTGGCACTGTTAAAATTTCAAATTCTTGATTCATGTCCAAACCATCTATGGAAGAAAATGAATCAAAAGTTACAAAGTCTCCGACGCTAGCGTTATGTCCTGAGTCTGTCACGGTTACTGTAGTAGTACCGTTTGTTGTAAAAGGATTAGTTAAAGCTTGTGTTTCTCTAATGGGTGTAATGTCATAAACAGAACCTTCAGTGTAAATATATAATTTTCTATCTGTTCCAATAGCAAGAAATCTTGTCCCATCTAAACGAACCCAACTGTGTGTATCGCGGACCACGCCCACAATAGTTTTATTTGGATTTGGTAAATAAGTCCAACCGCCCCATCTTTCAGGTTTTCCATAGTGAAAACGTACAAAATCAGAGTCAACATATTTACGTTGGTCTCCTGCTGAGTAAGCAGTATCTTGTTTATCAATGCCTGGTTGGAACTTTAAATCGACTAATTTCATGTCGAGGTATACTAAATTATTTATTGTTTTGTGGCAAGAATTGAGTTCCTACGTTGCCCTTGAATGAGTAATTACCGTAGTGAGTAAGACCACTTACTATGTCAGCATAAACTTTTCCACCTATTTTCTGCCATAAACGACAAAAAGCATAATCTTCTGACAAATATCTTTTTGTGTCAGGATCTATCATTGTATCAAAAAAAGTATAATTCCAATGAGATGTATCATGGTAATTAAATGTTTTATCATGTGGAGCACCAATATGTTGGTCGGGTACAAACTTTAATTCAGGATAAGCTAAAGCCATTTTTTTAAATACATTTCTTTTTATCAACATAAAACCTGTGGCTCCGTCTAATACTTCTATAAATCCTTTTCTTACCTCAATGTTTTTAGGATCAACTACATTTAAATTATATTGTAAAGCAGTAGCTAATAAAGCATCTTCAGATATATTAGGGTTTTCCGATACTTTTATTTTTACCTTACCCCAATCAATTGTTTTTCTTGGATATACACCTGTAACAATTTCTTCATCCAAATCTATCATTCTCATTACGGTGTTAGGATCAAAAGATATATCGGCATCTATAAACAAAAGATGAGTATATTGTTCATCATCCATAAATAATTGAACTAATGTATTTCTAGCTCTTGTAATTAAAGACTCATTACCAATTGTTCCAAATTGTAGTTCAACTTTATTTGAAGCTGCGACTGCGGTAAGTTGCATGCAACTCTTAAAATAATCTGCTGTTATCATCCCACCATAACAGGGTGTTCCTATAAATAATTTAGTCTGCATCTTTATAAAA